AACGAATTTAGAGGAATATAATGAAAGTTATTATAACAGAATCACAATTTGATTCATTATTTATTGGTAAGAAAGTTATGGTGTATTATAATTTACACAAACATACTTTTTCAGTTACATATGATAGTAAAGTTATTATGCATGCAGATTATGTTAAACTTGAAGATGTTGAATTTAGAGTTAGACAAGGTGGTAAATTAAAAGTTAGATCGGATAAAAGTAAGAATGTTCATGCATTTGTTATTGGAAGGTTATTAGATTATTGTGAATATCCTTGTTATGATATTCCAAGACCGAACGGAGAACATGTGATAACATATAATCCATACAAATACGATTCATTTGTTTATAAGAACGACAAAACACCGATATATCATGCAAAAGAAGTTGATATGGTTAATTCCGATAATAAAATATTTATAGTAAAGAAATAAGATGCCATTTCCAAAACAAATAAAAAAAACATTACCATTAGTTCCAAAAAAAACATTATATTCTCGTAGAGAGCAATTATTGGAATACATCAACAAAGATGGTACTTATTTACCTAAGTCAGTTTTGCATGCTGATTTGGATAGAGGTATGTTAGATTTTGTTAAAGGGGATTTACAAGTTGTAACTGCAGGAAAAATTGTTCCGATGTTGGATATTTTAATTACAACACAAAACTGGTCACAGTATGTTGAAACAGCACAATTTGTTGATATGGATAATAATCCTGAACCGCCATTTATTACAGTTGTTAGAAGCCCCGAAGTTAAATATGGTACAAATCCATCACTTCAATATACAATACCAAATAGAAAACAATTTTATTATGCCTCAGTTCCAACTTGGAACGGTAATGAACAAGGTATGGATATCTACACTATCCCTCAACCCGTCCCCGTTGATATCAATTATAGTGTTAAGATTGTTTGTAATAGAATGAGAGAATTGAATCAACTTAATAAAATTGTGATGCAAAAGTTTTCATCAAGACAGGCATATACATTCATTAAAGGACAATATGTTCCAATCATTATGAATAATGTTTCAGATGAATCTCAAATGGGAACCGAATCAAGAAAATATTATGTCCAATCTTATGATTTTACAATGTTAGGTTATTTGATTGATGAAGAAGAATTTCAAGTTAAACCAGCAATTCAAAGAGTTACACAATTATTTGAAGTTGATACAAGAGTTCCAAATAAAAAAAGAAATAAGTTTCCAAAAAATCCTGATGAATTTGATTTTAATTTTCTTTTTGTTTCTGGTGTTACCACACTAGTTGATGTTATTGAGTTTACCGCAAATATGAGCTTGATTGATACAGATAATGTTGAAAGTTATGATGTGTATATCAATAATGATTATTATGGTAGTGATGTTAATCTTATACAAATAACAACTAATGATACTTTAAGGATAGAAGTTACAAAAATAGACAATACTTTACAGTCAGTAATTCAGTTTGAGAACAAACTTATTTAACCTTCACCATAAATATCTTTCTTCTCTTTACACTTTTCTATAATTAAGTTCTCAAGAAATTTATAAATTTTAATTCCTCTTTTATCACAGTATATTTTCAATATATTATGTGATTCAGGTGATATCTTTATGTTCTTTATTTCCTTCTTTGTTTTCATAGTATGAAAAAAGGTAGAATAATTTCATACCGTTTACAAATACATATCTAAAAGTCAAGTTTTTTCACAGCCTTCCTAATATTTATCATTAAAATAAATCTGCAATAGAATTAATTAATAATGGCAACAGCACAAGCAAACAAAAAAGTATTCGTATCACCTGGAGTATATACATCCGAAACGGATTTATCATTCGTAGCTCAGAGTGTCGGTGTAACGACGTTGGGTATAGTTGGAGAAACAATTAAAGGTCCAGCTTTTGAACCAATTTTCATAACTAACTATGATGAGTTTCAAGCCTATTTTGGTGGAACGGAACCTGTTAAATTTGTAAATACACAAATTCCAAAATATGAGGCGGCTTATATTGCTAAATCATATTTGCAACAATCAAACCAACTTTTTGTAACAAGAGTATTAGGGTTATCGGGATACGATGCGGGTCCTTCTTGGACAATCACCGTATCTGCGAATGTTGACCCTTTAACAATTGGGTTTACTGAAGCTTCTGCGGGAACTGTATTTACCGCTACTTTTACAGGTAGTAATTCTGCAAATACGGTTACATTAAATACTTCAACTTTACCTGCTACAATCCAAGATAGTTACACTAATCAATATAGATTAAGTGATGGTAGTGTTTCAACTTTAGAGACTGATTTTAATAATTACATTAGTAATATTGCTGATACTTCAGGTGCTTCAGGTAATACTTGTGTAATTTATGGGTCAATACCTGCTGAGGATTGGTATTCATTGGTAAATGCATATCCAAATGTAAAAAATGTTTATGGTGTACCAGGAAGTGGTGATATTGAATATAATGATTTAAGTTCAGGTTCAAATGACCCTTGGTATTATGCAAATTTTGATAATATTCTTACTGAACCACGTGGTGATAACTATTCAGGTTATTCTTTTGATTATATTGTTAGTTCTATAGTATCAGGATCTAATGATTCATATTCAGGATCAATATCAGGTACAATATATACTTTCTCAGGAACTGCATATAGTGAATATAATAATATGGTTGTTGCTACTTTACGTTCAAGAGGTATTTCAGAATATACTAACAACGCTGATTCTGAAAATCATGGACCTAAATATGAAACAACGGGATTAACTATGGTTTGTGATGGTTCATATTCTGGTGTAAGTACAAATCCTTATGGAACATTTTTATTATCAGGGGCAACTAAAGATAATACAACATTCCAATTTGAAACTTCATTATTAGCTTCTTCTTCAAAATATATTACAAAAGTATTTGGTGAAGATAATTTTGGTAAATCAAGATATTCAGTACCTGTATTTGTTGAAGAATCTTATCAATCATCATTAAATATTGCTTATCAAAAAGGTTACATTAAAGGATTGAATTGTTTTTTAATTAGTCTTCCAGATGCTAGAAGTGAAAATAATACATCGATTGCTTATAATTTGGAAAAATACCAATCACCTGAAACACCATTTTTGGTTTCAGAATTAAGAGGTAATAAAGTTTATAATTTATTTAAGTTTATATCAATTTCTGATGGTGATTCTGCAAATATGGAAGTTAAAGTTTCAATTGCTAATCTTTCATTTAATAATATGTCATTTGATGTATTAGTTAGAAACTTCTACGATACTGATTCAGCTCCTGTTGTAATTGAAAAATTCACCAATTGTAATATGGATCCAGGTTCTAACAACTTTATTGGTGTTAAAATTGGTACTTCAAATGGTGAATATGCGTTGATTTCAAAATATATTATGGTTGAATTAGCTGACGGAGCACCTATAGATGCAATTCCTTGTGGATTCCGTGGATATATTCAAAGAGAATATGATAATGTTTCTGAGTATCCATCACCATATATTCAATATAAAACAAAATATTTTTATCCAGGTGAAACAATTACTGATCCTCCATTTGGTGGTTCTGCAAACACAACAGAATCTGCGGGAGATATTGTTAGAAGATCTTATTTAGGTTTCTCAACTCAATATGGTGTTGATGAGTCATTCTTAACTTATAAAGGAAAACAAACACCAGCTAATTGGATTTCAAACCCAACTCAAGCAGCAGAACCTTGGAATATTCAAAGTAAAGGTTTCCATATGGATTCTGGGGCAACGGTTGTAACAATTGCAAATACTTATCAAACAAGTGGTCAAACAGCTTTTGAATGTGGTACAGCAGATTTTAGATTTGACCCTGAGTCTCAAGAAAATCCTTATTACTTTATTTATGCTAGAAAATACACAGTATGTTTTGCGGGTGGATTTGATGGATGGGATATATACAGAGAACACAGAACAAATACGGATAATTTCCAATTAGGATCAAGTGGTTATTTAGCTGGTGCTTATCCTTCTTCAAGATATCCAAACGCAACAGGAGATGGTTTATTCAAAAGAATTGTTGTACAAAATAATACTCAAGACTTTGGAAATACTGACTACTATGCTTACTTACTTGGTATTCTTAGTTTCGCAAATCCTGAATCTACAAACATAAATATTTTTGCAACTGCAAGTATTGATTACGTTAATAACTCTAACTTATGTGAAGAAGCTATTGATATGATTCAATATTCAAGAGCTGACTCAGTTTATATTGTAACAACTCCTGACTATAATATGTTTGTTCCAGATGCTTCAAATCAGTATGATGTTATCTACTCACAAGAGGCTGTTGATAACTTAAATAATACAGGAATTGATTCTAACTATACTGCAACTTATTATCCTTGGATTTTAACAAGAGATACTGTAAATAATACACAAATTTATTTACCAGCTACAGGTGAAGTTTGTAGAAACTTAGCTCTAACAGATAATATTGCATTCCCTTGGTTCGCATCAGCGGGTTACACAAGAGGTCTTGTAAATTCAATTAAAGCTAGACAAAAATTAACACAAGAAAATAGAGATACATTGTATCAAGGTAGAATTAACCCTATCGCTACTTTCTCTGATGTTGGTACTGTAATTTGGGGTAATAAAACATTACAAGTTGCTGATTCAGCTTTGAATAGATTAAATGTAAGAAGATTATTATTACAAGCTCGTAAGTTAATATCTGCTGTCGCTGTTAGATTATTGTTTGAACAAAACGACCAAATCGTAAGACAACAATTCTTAGATAGTGTTAATCCAATCTTAGATTCAATTAGAAGAGATAGAGGTTTATACGATTTCCGTGTAACAGTTTCTTCAACACCTGAAGACTTAGATGCAAATAGATTAGTAGGTAAAATATACCTTAAACCAACGAAGGCTTTAGAGTTCATAGATATTGAATTCTTCATAACTCCAACAGGTGCTTCGTTTGAGAATATTTAAAATATATACGGGGGAAGTTAATCTTCCCCTTTATTTGCCAATATGAAAAGAATAATAGAAGGATTCAAGTCAGAACATACACCGGATATGAAATATTATGCATTTGATTGGGATGATAATATTGTTCATATGCCAACTAAAATTATCTTAAAGACTGAAGATGGTGATGAGGTTGGAATGAGTACTGATGATTTTGCGGAATATAGACACGACATAGGAAAAAAACCTGTAAACTATAAAGGTGAAAAAATTATTGGATATGCTGATGATGCATTTAGGAATTTTAAAACTAAAGGTGATAAAGATTTTTTAATAGATGCAATGACTGCTAAAAAAGGTCCTGCGTTTGATGATTTTAAAGAGGCGATAGATAATGGGTCTATTTTTTCTATCATCACAGCTAGAGGTCATAATCCAAATACCCTAAAACAAGCAGTTTATAATTATATTATAAATGGTTTTGGTGGTATAGATAAAAACCAATTAGTTAAAAATCTTAGAAAGTATAGAACATTTTCGGATGAAGAAGACATGTCTGATGATGATTTAATTAGGTCATATTTAGATCTTAACAAATATCATCCTGTATCTTTTGGAACTAATAATGGTGCCGCTAGTCCTGAGGAATTAAAAGTTATGGCAATGGACGAATTTGTGAATTATGTTAAAGGTCTTGCAGCATTTCTTAATAAAAAAGCATTTCTGAAAAAAGATATTAGTAATAATTTTATACCAACGCAACCTAAAATAGGATTTTCAGATGATGATTTAAAAAATGTTGAAACAATAAGTAAGCATTTTAAAGGTAAACCAGATAATATAGTGAAAACCTATTCTACTGATGGAGGAACAAGCAAGAATATAAATAAGAATATATATAATGAATATTATTTTTTAAAAAAAAGTAAATAGAAATATTTTTAAGAAGACTATATTTATAAGATATAAAATAAAAAAAAACAAAATTTAAATAACATGGCTGATTTACTAATGAAAATGCCGATTCCTTACGAACCGAAACGTCAGAACCGATTCATCTTGAGGTTTCCTTCAAGCTTAGGAATAAATGAGTGGT